TGCGTTGCCGCGCGAACCAGTCATTGATGAGGCGGCGGATGGCGAGATCGAAGAAGGCGATGATGCCGCCGAAGTCGATGAGGGTGGCGAAACCGAAGGCGATGACGAAGGTCGGGATGACGGCGCCGATGAAGAAGAAGGGCCGGAAGCCGAAGATGATGTAGGCGAGCAGCCTGCTCCTCGGCGCGGCGGCGGCGGCTCTCAGGCCGTCAGGGCGCAGCGAGCCAGGGCGCAGGCGGCGGAACAGCGGGCGCAGGCCGCCGAGGCGCGGATTGCCGCCCTGGAACAGACGCAGCGCCAGCCGGCATACGACCCGGCGGCGGCGCAGCGAGCGGAAGCGGAGTGGTGGCAGAATTATGAAGTGCAGACGCCTGTGGTGCAGGCGCAGCTGCTTCAGCAGCGAGCGAGACAGGAATTTGGCGGAGCGCTTCAGCAGCTTCGCCTTGAGCAGCAGGAACTGGCCGATCAGGCAAGGTATGAGGCGTCGTGCGCAAGATCACCGACCCGCGAAGCCTACCGTGACAAGGTTGAGCAGTACCGTGCTCAGCAGCGCCGCGCCGGTTTTGTCATCGGGCGCGAGGAAGCCTATCATCTGCTGCTTGGCCGCGACACCGAGGCACGGGCTGCGCGCGTCGCTCCGCGGCAGCGTGGCGAGGCGGCCGCGCGTGTTCGCGGCCAGCAGACCCGGCCGACCGGGGCGCGCAGCAACATGGCGGCACGCGGCCGCAGACCAGCAGCCGGCAGCGCCGAGGCGGATGCCGCGGCCATTGCCGAGGCGGACGCACGAGGCATCAAAATTTGGTAGCGGGGGCCAGCCAGCCTCTCGCTTAATGGAGGCGTAGGGCATGGCACAGGGCACGACCCCGAACCAAAGTAATCAGTATGCCGGCATTACTACGAGGTTCATCGCCCGCGAGGCGCTTGAGCAGACCCAGCGCTATCTCGTCCTTTACCAGTTCGCCGACAAGAAGACGATCCCGCACGGCCGCGGCGTCCAGTGGGAGGCGTTCCGCTGGAACTACATGCGCCTGCCGCGCTTCCCGATGGCCGAGGGCGTCCCGCCGCCGGCGTCGAGCCTCGACTTTACGCAAGTCACCGGCACCGCCGTCCAGTGGGGCGGGCGCTGGGTCGGGACCGATGTCGCGACGATCACGACGCAGCAGGATCTGATGCGCAGCGCCGGCAAGCAGCTCGGCATGCAGGTCGCGCAGATGAAGGAGCGCAACGGCTTCGTCAACGCGATGTCGGGCACCCAGGTCAATTACGCCAACTCGGTCGGCGCCCGCGCCTCGCTCGCCGCGACCGATGTGCTCAATCCCACGGATGTCAATCGGACCTACGCCAACCTGTCCAATCTCGGCGCCCAGAAATGGAACGGGCAGACCGGCGAGACCGTCGAGCGCTCGATCGACTACACCGCGCGCAACAGCGAGAAGACGATCAAGGGCGTCGAGCACTACGTCGCCATCGGCTCGATCTTCCCGCTCGAAGACCTCCGCAATAACCCGACCGTCGTCACCGCCTGGTCGCGGTCGGATGTCGACCGTCTCTACATCAACCAGATGGGCTATTGGGGCGGGATCACGTTCTGCGAAACCAACATGGCGCCGACCTTCGTCGGGGTCGCCCAGGTCAACGGCGCGAACGGCGTTGGCTCGCTGACCACCGGCACCTACACGATCCAGGTGACCGGCTGGGACGACCAGAATTTCTACGAGAGCCGCATCTACCAGCTCTCGGCGGACATCTCGGTCACGACCGGCGGCATCACCCTGACCACGCCGAGCACGACCGGCTTTACCTATGCGGTCTATGTTGGGGTTGGCTCGGCGGCGCTGCCGACGCAACTCGGCCTCACCACGTCCGGACCGTCGAGCGGATCGTTCCAGGGGCAGGCGATCGAGATCCCGCCGTCGACCTCGGTCACGATCACCGGGCTCGGCGCGCAGATGATCCCGCCGGCCGCGCCGGCGACGGATGTGACGGTCTACCCGGTCTTCATCTTCGGCCGCGAAGCCTTCGCCTGCCTCAAGCTCGAAGGCATCCAGTGGCTGCGCCCGACCGGACCCGATAAGGCGGATCAGCTGGATCTCGTCCGGGTGATCGGTTGGAAAATGATGGAAGGATGGACAATTCTCGATCAAAGGAAATTAGCAAGAATAGAATGTTCGGCATCAAATACTGGGACGTTCTCGTAACGCTCTATGCTTGATGATGTAGTCAGCGGCCAATCGGAGAACGTCAGGATTGTCATGAAGCCGGCCAAGTCCATTGTTGCATCCATCGCAGAGGAGCGCGCGGACTTGGCCGGTCGTGTGACAGTGATCGACGTGAAATCTCCTGGTTCGCTTTGCCGGGCCGCCGGGTTCGGTGGTGCCGCAGATGGCGCAGCGACCGCCTTGGGCGGCGAGCGTTTCGGCGTACCAGCCGAGCGGCAAGCCAAATCGCTTGCGGAGGTCGCGGTCGGCATAGCGGTCTGGATCGCGGTAGTAGCGCTCCATCTGTTTGACGTTCAGCGCCTGCTTGTTGGCTTGTTCGTATGCAGCCGACCGCTTGTTGTTGCAGGCGCGGCAGGATCTGGCCAAACCATCATGGTAGACCCTGTTGCGCGAAAATTCGGCTTCTGGCTTCGTCTCCTTACAGGCGGAGCATCGCTTCGTACCGAGGGGCGTTTGATGACGCGGCGGGTTCTTCTGATAGATTGCGAGCTTGGCGTTCGTGCATGGCTTGCAGCGTATCGAACGGCCATCGGCCCTCGCCTTGTCGCGATGAAATTCGCTTTCCGGCTTGACCTCGCCGCAGTCCTTGCAGGTCTTTTCCATCGGCTTATCCCCTCACTTTCCATGAAAAGTGTAGGGTAAACCGCAGAGAAAGGAAACACCTTCCATGTCGGCAGTACGAATTGAGGTTGAGCTTCGCATCATGCAGGTGCCCAAGGGCGGTGGCACGGTGATGATGGGCCAGAGCCAGGCGAACAACCCCGGCGTCGGCCCGCTTGCCGGCCCCGGCTCGCTCGGCAACGCGCAGATGCTGTTCATGAACGACGCGACGGTGGTCCCCGGCACCTCGGGATCGGTGACGCTGGCGAACATGCTGACAGCGTTGCAGACGATCGCGAGCGACTTCGCGGCGGCGAGCGGGACGACGCTCATCACCGCCGACCTCCTCGCCCAGATAAATTCGTGGAATACCGGGAGCCCGTAAGCCTATGGCGATTCAGACGCTCGGAACGAACGCGAACAACAGCCTCAACCTCGCCCTCGTGTGGAACGGGTTGGCGACGGCGACGGCCGATGTCGCCGACATCAACCAGGCGATCCTCGACGACTTCAATGCTCGTCATCCGGTGGCTCAGATCAGCGGGTGCGGCGGTTTCGTCAAGGAGGGCATCCTGTATGTTCCGAACCGGGGTTCGCTGACGCTGTTCCCCGGCGATGTGGTGGCGCTCGACGCGACCAGCGGGCAGGTCATTCTGCTGACGGCACGCGGGTTGGCCGCCGGACCCTGGACTTTGACGTGAGGATTGCATGCCGTTGACCGAGGAAGAAAAGCAGCGCCGCCGCGAGGCGCTGGCCCGAGGCCGCGAGAAGGCGGCGGCGAACCGTGCGGCCCTGAAAGCCGCGCCCAAGCCCGAGCCGGTGGCGATGCCGCCGATCGCGCATGAGGGCGAGAGCCAGCCGGTCACCATCGGTGAGCCGTGGCGCGAAGGCGATAGCCTGGAAGCTCCGACCGATGAGCCGATGGACGATTTCGAGCGGTTCCTGGCGGCGCAGGACGCCGACATTCGCGACCTGCTCTCCGACGTTGAGCTGCGGGTCATCTACGAGGCCGAGCAGAAGCGCGCCGCCGAGGAGAAGAAAACCGCGGCGAAGAAGCTGGCGGTGCAGCGCGCCCAGCGCCACGCCCGCTCGACCGCTGGCCTCATCGGTCCCGAGGCGGTTGCTGCCGCCAATCTGCGTGAGCGGATGAATATGCCGGTCTCGTGGGTCGTCAACATGCCCGAGGCCGGGAACAGCGGCACCCTCATCGACGAGGGGATCAGGATCAACGGCAAACTCTATGTCCACGGCACGACGGTCGAGGGCACGCTGGCCGAGTACATCAGCTATCGCGAAATCGAGTATCGCGCGCACGAGAACGAGCGCCAATTCCAGGGCCGAAGCCGCATGTCGCGCCTCGCCCAGAGCGGGATGCGCTTTCTCAACAATGAAGGTCACGCATGAGCGAGGCCGCGACTCGAACGAGAGCGTGGATTTTCCAGACCCTTGAGGCATGCGATGCTGCGGTTGCGGAATATCGTCTGCCTGATAATCGGGGCGACCCGGATCGCGCAGAGGAGATCATGTCGAGACATGGCGGCGTCCCCTATGGCGGCGCGGAGACTGGTGGTTTCATTTTTCAGGTGGTGTGGCCGTGAACGACGACAAGACGGTCCTGGCCCCGGTCGAGGTGCCGGGGATGCAGATCAATTTCCAGAGCCCGGTCGGCCCGTCCGGCAAGATCATCGCCTTTGTCTGCTCTGCCGAGGCGGACATCACGAGCGTCGACCTCAACCGCCGCCTCGATGTCATCGCGGCCGCCGCGCGCCGACAGGATGCGTTCGAGCAGTTGCGCCTCGATGAGAACTCGCTGGCCGCCAACCGAAAGCTGCTCGCCAAGGCGAAGGCCGCGCGCGACGCAACGGCGATGGCGCACGAGTCGAAGCTGACGATTGTCGGCGCCACCCGCCGCAATGCCCCGGACCCGACCAAGATCGACCCGCACGGCGTCAGCGCCCTATCGCAGCACGATCAGCGCATCCTTGAAATCGAGGGGCAGATCGCCGGGTGCGAGGAACGCATTCCGTTCTGGCAGGCGATCCTGCGCGGCGAGGAGCCGCTGGACCTGGGCGAGCCGCCCCGGCTGGCCGCGGAA